GGCGGGCCTGTCACCTACAAGTCGGGTGGCGTCCTGTTCGACAAGCGCTACGTGTTCCGCCAGTACGGCGCCGCGTTCGCTCTGACGAAGGTCCTCGTTGAGGACGGCGACCACATCAACCTCGGCAAGATCTACTCTGAGCAGCTCGCCCAGGCGATGATCGAGACCGAAGAGACCGCGGCCGCGAACGTCCTGAACAACTCGTTCAGCGGCTCGTTCGTCGGCGGCGACGGCGTCTCGCTCGTCAACAGCGCGCACCCCATCGCCTTCGGCACGCAGTCGAACGTCCTCGCGACGCCGGCCGCGATGTCTCAGACCTCGGTCGAGAACCTCCTCATCCAGATCCGCAAGGCTCAGGACAACGACACGAAGAAGGTTCGTATCACGCCGCAGGGCCTCGTGGTCAGCCCCGACAACGAGTTCCAGGCTGAAGTGATCACCAAGTCTGCCCTGCGCACCGGTCAGGCGAACAACGACATCAACCCCGTGATGTCGACGAAGATCCTCCCGAAGGGCTACGTCGTGATCACTCGCCTCACGAGCGCCACCGCTTGGTGGATCTCGACCGACGAGCGCATGGGCCTCCAGTTCATCACTCGCCGCATGGCCGAGAAGAGCATGGAAGGCGACTTCGAGACCGACAGCATGCGCTACAAGGTCACGAGCCGCTGGGATGTGGGCTGGACAAACTGGAGAACGGTGTACGGCACCCCCGGCGCCTAAATACTTCGAGATGCGGTGCCGAGTAATTGGCATCGTGCGGGGCGGCGGTCCCGGTGGTCCCGGAGCCCGCCGCCCGCCGTCCCCGCCTCTACTCTGACAAGGAACTAAGATGGTATTCCCAACCACGACGAACTTCCCGGGCTCCGGCCCGCTCGGCAACCCGCCCCAGGACGCGCTCACCGCCGCCGGCACCACTCAGGCCACCGGCCTGCAGCTGACCGGCTCGATGTGTACGGTCACCTCGGCCGCGGCCGGCACCGGCGTCAACCTCCCGCCCGGCTCGGCCGGCGCGGAAGTGACTATCGTCAACAACGGCGCGAACGCCATCCTCGTGTACGCGACGCAGGGCAACTCGGTCGACACCATCAACGGCATCGCCGGCTCGCAGGGAGTCCTGCTTCTGCCAAATTCCGTCGGCTACTTCCTCTGCACGACCCCGGTCACGGGCCCGACGGGCCTGCACGCCTGGACGTGCTCGGTCACCTCTCCGGTGGCTGCCGCCTACAACACGAACAACTCGGCCGTCAGCTTCACGGCGACCGCCGCGAACCTCAGCGGCTCCTCGGCCGACGTCGTTCTAGACCTCACCGGCAACCCGGCCGGCGCCGCCAACGTGACGCTGCCGACGGTGGCCGCGCTGCAGGCCGCGCTGCACGGCGCCGCACCCAACTCCACGTACTGGCTGCGCATCAAGAACAGCGCGAACACCGGTACCTGGACCGTCGTGACGAACACCGGCTGGACCCTCACGGGCACCATGACGATCGCCACCACGACGTACCGCGACTTCATCGTCACCTTCACGTCTCTGACGACTGCGGTCCTGCAGAACGTCGGGAGCGGCACGGCTTAGTAGAGAGGTTCAGATATGCGTCCGCAAATCACGACAGCCGGCCCGCTGGCTGCGGGAAGCGCGACCGCTATCAGGACTGCCTCTGGCGCGACCGCTGGCCAGCTCGTCCTCAACGGGACGCTGGCTAACGCGGCCGGCACCGTGGCGACGATGGATAACCCGCGTCGCGTCCTGATCACGTTCGCCGCCAACGAGACCGGCCACAACTACTTCCTCACCGGCACCGGCCCCGGCGGCTCTGCTATCAAGGAGACCATCGCAGGCACCGGCGCGGGCACCGTACAGTCCGTCCTGGACTACAAGACTGTCAGCGTCTCTACCGACTCGACCTCGACCGGCAACATATCGGTCGGCACGAACGGCGTCGGCGGCAGCGGCTGGCTCGTGTTCGACCGGTGGCTCTCGGACGGCGTCGTCGCCTTCCAGGTCACCGTGCAGGGCACCGTGAACTACACTGTCCAGCAGACGCTAGACGACTGCAACGCCCTCGACATGAACGGCAACGTCATCCTGGCGCCCAGTGCCGTGACGTGGGTGAACTGCGCTGATACGAACGAAGTCAACGCGACCGTGACGACGCAGTCCAACTACAACTTCGCGCCCTCCATGATGCGTATCGTCCTGAACAGCGAGACCGCCGGCGCGGGCAACTCAGTCACGCTGACGGCGATCCAGCACGGCGGGAGCTAGCATGGCTCTCACCGTCACTCCCGGCCTCACCGCCGTCCCCGGACAGGGCTCCTTCCTCGGCAACGACTCCGGCGCCGCCGACGCGATGGTGGTCACGCCAACGCAGACTCTTGCCTCGTACACCTCGATCATAGGCAACCTTCTCGTCGTCAAGGCGAACGCCACGAACGCCACCACGACTCCGACGATCAACGTCAGCGGCCTGGGCACCAAGACCATCGTGAAGCGCGCCTCCACCGCCCTAGCGGCCGGCGACATAGTGGCCGGAATGATGTGCCTGTTCGTCTATGACGGCACGAATTTCCAGCTCACCAATCCGGTCGTGAACTAAGAGGACCCCTCGTCTCCTAGCTTCACCTAGATATGAGATACTAGGAGCACTATGTCACTCTCGGGAACGTCCACAGGCGCACTACTCCCCTACACTGCTCAGGATATGCTTGAGGAGGCCACGTCGCGCGCAGGTATTCCACCGGAGGGCATCACTGGCGAGCACATCTTCCAGTTCCTTCGCCAGCTCAATCTAGTCTTCACGTCTCTGGTGAACCAGGGCGTCCAGCTCTGGAAGAGACAGTACGCCATCCTGCCGTGTTATCTAGGCATCAACCAGATTCCGACGCCACCCGGGACGAATGACGTCGTGACACTGAACCGCAGATCGCTGTTCCGGCAGCTGGGTACCTCCAGCTTCAGTGACAGCGGCGGCGTACCCGGGAACGCATTCGATGACAACTTCGCGACGGCGTGTGTGCAAACCTCTGCAAATGGCAGCATTGGTCAAGGTTTTATCACATCGACTATAGTGACTAATGTGGGCGTATTGTCCGGCACGACCGGCGAGTTCGCTCTCTTCTTCGAGTACTCGAACGACGGCGTGACGTACACGCCGGTCGACGCGATCGACGTGCAGTGGAACGAGGTCGGTCAGTGGACGTGGTTCGACCTACTCGGCAGCCCCGTCGCCGGCGCCCTCTTCTGGCGCGTCCGCAGCGTAGGCTCCGTGCCGTTCGGCGCGACCGAGATATTCTTCGGTAACACGCCACAGGAAATCAACCTGGGTCGCTGGAACCTTGAGAACTTCTCGCAGATGCCGAACAAGGCTCAGGGCGGTCAGGTCGTCAACTGGTACGTGAACCGCGACCTCAGCGGCCCGACTCTGTACGTGTGGCCGACGCCCGACACGACCGCTAAGTATGACACCCTGACGTGCTGGGTCAATCAGAACCTGGACCCCGTCGGCTCGATCACGCAGGCCCTCGACTTGCCGGCTCGCTGGTACGACGCCATCACGGCTCGCATGGCGAGACGCATCTGCCGCACCTTCAAGGAGGCGGACCTCAAGAGATACCAGACCCTTCAGCAGGAGGAGATGGAGGCGATCGCTCTCGCCGTCGCCGAGGAGCGCGACAACTCGCCGACCGAGTACGACCTCGGCCTGCAGAACTACACCGCATAGGAGACACCATGACCGACTACGCAATCATCAAGTCCGGCTCCCTGTACTCCGTCGTGCGCAACGGCACCGACCTGATGGCGTCGTACACCTACAGCGGCGGCTCCGACAACTTCATCGTGTACGACTGGACGGCGAACGCCTCGATCGCGAGCTGGTCCGGCTCCGCCGCGGGCCCGACGGTCGCGACATTCAGCACCGCGAGCGCCGGCGGCTTCGGCCTATTCGACAGCACGCTTCAGTCTCAGTTCGCCTCCTGGACCGGCACCGACAGCGGCACGCCGTACTCTCCGCCGGCGCCGCCCGCGAGCGGTCTGCCGCGCCCCGCCAATCAGGCGGAGCTTCAAGCCCTGATAAACACGGTCGACGGCGTGCATGTATTCGGGTTCATGCTCGATCCCACGACCCCGCCCATTGCGATCACGAGCACCCTCACCATCAACGTGACGGACGTCGGCGACAGCGGACTGTATTTCGACTTCTCTCGCGTCCCTCTACAGACGACTATCAGTGACGGCGTGACGCCAATGGTCGTGCTATCCGGCTCCGCCAAGCATATGGTGTTCAAGAACCTCGTGCTGTTCGGCAACGCCTTCTCTACTGCAGGATGCGGCGACGGCCTAGTCATCCGCTCGAACGGCGGCCCCATACTCAAGTCGCAGTTCCAAGACATCAGCTCTTCCTGGTGCGGCGGCAACGGAATATCGGTGCAGGGCGACGTCTACGAGAACACCCTGTCGGGCTGGGACTGCAAGAACAACAAGCAGAACGGCGTCCTGTTCTCGACGCCCAACGGCGGCGTGATCAGCAATCTTGTTCTGATATCGCCCTCTTTGTCGGACAATGTCCTAAGCGGCGCCCAGACGATCGATGGAGTGCAGTCCATCGACATGCCGGCCGGCGGGTCGTTCATCAACAACCTGCAGGGTGGCTGGAACGGCGCGATCCGCAGCGCCGCCTTCGTCAACTTCGAGAACACCGGCGCCTGGGGCTTCAACTTCTCCGCGACGGGCCTGCCGTTCATGGCGACCATTATCGGCTGCAACCTGACGAGCGACGGCGGCAGCACAGGCGTCGCCGCGACGTCTCTGATCAAGTACAGCGGCACCGCGAACCTTCAGCAGACCCTAAACTACTGCACCGCCGAGGGCGCGCTGCACACTCCACCCCCTGTCCTGGCCCCGTAGCATGCCCGAACGCATCTCACCGAAGCCCCACGCCGGAGGCAAGACCAACCGGCCCGCCTCTACGTTCCTCGACACGCGCGGTAACCCGTCGCTTGGAATTGGAATTTGTCAGCGTTGCCAGTTCAAGTTCCCGCTGCACATGCTGCAGACGGACCCTAATATCCCTGGCTTCATGGTGTGCGACGCCGACCGCGACGACTTCGATCCGTACCGGATGGCGCCGCGCAGCGCCGACAAGCTGACGCTGCCGTACGTGCGCCCCGACGTCCCGATGAACCAGCCCGCCGTCCAGCCTGACTGGCTGACGCCCAACGACCCGGTCGAGCCGTTCCCGAACGACCAGCCCGGCGGAAACACGAAGGCACACTAATGAGCGGCGCAACAGGAATGACCTTCAACTCCCTCTCGCAGAGCCTCGACGACTACGTCGAGCGCGGCACTCGCAACGACGCCGCATACCAGAGGCAGAAGCCACAGATCATCAATCAGGCGGAGCGATCACTCGCTGACCGACTGAAGATTCAGGGGTACCGTGATGTAATGACGGGATTCCTGAGTCCCCAGAACCCGACGCTACCGAAGCCGACCGGATGGCGCAACACCGTGACGTTCTCGATTGGCACCGGCCCCGGATTCGTGCAGAAGCGCCTCCTGCGCGCACGCAGCTTCGAGTACATCGCGCAGGTCTTCCCGGACCCGACGTCCTTCGACACCCCGACGCTATACACCGACTACGACTTCAACAACTGGGTCCTGGGCGCCTGCCCGGATCAGGCCTACCCCTTCGAGATCATCGTCTACCGTCTGCCGGACCTCCTGAGCAACGACAATCAGCAGAACTACCTGACGAACCTCACGCCGAACCTGCTTCTATTCCAGTGCCTCTGCAACCTTGAGCCCTTCCTTAAGAACGACCCCCGTATGGTAATATGGAAGTCGATGCTCAAGGACGAGCTGTCCGCGGTCAACGCGCAGGAGATCGCGAAGGTAGTCGACCGAACCCTATCGAGGACTAGCCAGTAATGACCGCATTCACC